AATTAATTAATACGTATTTAATTTAAAATTATTTTCTTTTATATTATTAAATAATATAATATGTCTGGTGCCGTCGCTGCCCACGCTGCTTATAACGGTGCCGGAACTCAGGGCCTTGCTGTAACTAATAAGATCAACGATACAGGAGATATTATGTCTGTTTTTTGGACAAAGCACGATACTACAAGACAGCTTTTACATGGATCCAGCATTACAGAAATTGTAAGTTCAGGTTCTTCTGGAACGAGCAATGCGTTCGGTTCTTCTAGAATTTATACAGTTAATAACGACGTAGACGTATTAGGAGATTTATTCTTAGATTTGACTCTTAACGTTACTTTAACTTCTGGTACCGCATCAGCAGAACAACGAGTCCTTATGGATTTTGAATTAGATCATAATTTTCAATACAAATTAATTGATCGCGTTGAATTTATGATAGGTACTCAAATTTGGCACACACTAACCGGGAATGATATTAAAGTTATAACTCAAACAACCAAAGCCGAAAGTTGTTCGGACATATTAAGTAAACAAATTGCATGTGAAAGATGGATTGTAGGAGACCAAGATAACAAGGTCTTCCCCGCGGATGCTAGTTCACTCACACAAACCAAAAAAACTGGCAGCACAGGTACTTCTCCAGCCGAGGAAGTAAAATGTGTATTGTGGCTACCTGCGATGTCAGCTGATTTATCTGCTCCACTTAGAAAATTTTACAATATTACTGAAAATGGCTACATGATGGCCGCTGCTCCGCAACAGTCTGTTAAAATCAAGGTAACGTTTACATCGGGTTCGGCTACTGGAAAATTCAAAGTTACGGCGGTGACAGCGGCGCAGAATAAAGACATATATCCAATACCCACTACTAATACTACTACCCTTTCAACTGCTGTACTAGACGCTAGTGGTGTCATTTTCGATTTGCCTATACCTACGGATGTCAACGTTGCCGCAGACGCCGATGCCTACGACTATTACCCATTTAAACGCCTAGTTATAGGACACCAAAACGATGCGGCAGAGGCCACCGTCGCTGCGCTAGTACATGTAGCGGCATTAACGATTGGACGCGCAAGATTATTTGGAAAGCAGATTATGCTATGTAAAGAAGAAAGAGACCAAATTAGATCCGTACCTAATGGTCTACCATATAGAATTAAAATGAGCCAGTCTATAAAGGCAGAATTACCGACAAGTGATGAAAAAACTATAGACCTAGACTCGTTTTCACTATATGCATCGCATCTAATAATTAGCGGAGATTTTGTAGGTGCGAATATTATCTCAGCAGAACTTAAATTAAATTCTTCGTCGTTTTCCGGAAGTATTCCTGCGCTTTTGCTAAGGAATGATATGGCAGAAAGTCTACATCTTTATTCGGGAAGAACTCTAGTAAATCCTCATGTTCAGAGAGGTAAATACATGGAAAATTTGGGCCGTTTCGAAAGAGCTCCCTTGGTTTTTCCGTTAGCCTCTACTGCATTCTCTGGTTCTTCTGTACCATTAAATAGATTTGATAGCATTAGATTAATACTTAAATTTAGTGCAAGGCCTACATTGCCAACTGGGAGAACCCAATCGCTTACTACTTTTGGTATTACCGTAACTTGTGTAGGTGAAACTACGGTTCTTTATAAAGGCGGCGCTGCTACATTAGCCATGTATTAAATAAATGTAAATGTAAATAAATGTGTAAATGTAAATAAATGTGTAAATGTAAATAAATGTGTAAATGTAAATAAATGTGTAAATGTAAATGTAAATAAATGTGTAAATGTAAATGTAAATAAATGTGTAAAATAAATATTTAGTTATCTCAAATGATATCTGAAATTACTAAATATTTATATTATCTCCTTTTATCAATTTTGTCTGTATCTGGTTTTATATTTTTTGTAATTTTTGTATCACAAATGACTTATTTAATTATATAGAACTAATAAATTTCCAATTTAATTCTTTACATATATTTTTCCATATTTCATCTTGGTCGTACATCTTGTCGCGACTCTTCAAAAGAGGAAAATATTTGAGATATTCGTTCTTTTCTAAAAGTTGAAAAAATTTATAAAGTGTATACGAATAACTCAAAAAATTTTTTCTAGTCGCTGGGCAGTGCTTCTTAAACGGGTCTTGAATTTCGTTAAACATTTTCAAAAGTTTAGTTTCTAAGTCTTGATTTATAATAATTCTTTTTTCTCCAGTTATTCGTGTAATTATATTTGGAATATGTTCGTAATATTTATTGAACTTTAGTTTTTTTAAAAATTCCTTGACTTTATCGTATGTTATTTTATTTTTGTCTGTAATTCTTTCTTTTTTAATTTCTAAAATAACACTATTTATTATTTCTTCTGGAATACTTACACCTTCGCGTCCTTGAGTTTGAGATATCCATTCTTTAAAATGATTAGTTCGTTTGTAACAATACGGTTTATTATACTCATGTGTTTCAGAATGATTCCATTCTCGACTATCCGATATGTTAAAATTCTCTATAGACCCACATGTATAACAAACATTTACCCCGACAGATTGATCATTTATTAATTTATCTCCGCATTCTATACATCTATAATTATAATACGTCCCATTAACATATCCAGAACTTTCTTCTGGAAAACACTTGAGTATATAATTTTTGTATAATAATTCTTTATTGTTTTTAGAGTTTAATTGTATATATTTAGAAATATCTCCTGAACATTCATTTTCTGTTAATTGCTGTTCAGAACTATCTAAATCTTTAATAAAATCTAGTGCTTTAAATAAATATTCAGCTAGTTCGTCGTTTGACTCTATTTTTTTAATCTTTTCATCCAAAAGTTTTATTTTTTCTAAATTTAAAGGTGTAACACATAGTTTTAGGGCATCAATTTCTTCTTTGTAGGTTTTTATTTTTTCCTTTTTAGATTCAATTTCAACTATTTTTTTTTCATGCTTTTCTAAAATAGAAGTTCTAGAATCGGTATGAATCGGTTTTTTTGAAATTTTGAACGATGTCATTTATTTCAATAATTTATTAATATATTTTTTTTTTAAACGGTTTAATTTTAGTAATTAATAACTTTGATTTATATAAAATTAAAGTTATATGTTTCTAATAAAATTTTCTAAAATATTCACTTTAAAAATACTTCGTAGAATAGCTAAAATATATAATATTAGATATATATCAACAATCAATAAAAAAAATTTATTGAGTTTGTTAAACAATTATAACGCGATTAAAATAATACAAAGAAAATTTAGAAATAAACTTATTTTGAATTTAGAATGTCCTATATGTAGCGAAATTTTAATATACCCATTCGTTTCATTTAAAATTAATAATAATTTTTTTTACTACGATTTTAAAACTATAGTTTCATATTTTGAAAAGACAGGGGATTTCAGAGATCCGTGTACTAGAAAAGTAATATCAGATAAAAAAATAGTTGAAATAAATTCATTGATCAATTATTACTATGGAAAATGTACAAATAAAACCCTTATATCCAGAGGTATGATTAAAAATGCTGAATTTAATATCATAGCGTACTGTCTTTATGATATAATTAAAGAGCTCGAATATATAGATACTTCAAGTTTGAGTTTAATTTATGAAAATGTATTACCAAGATTTATATATTATATAAATTATCTTATTAAAAGATATCCTAAAGAAGAATTTATAATAGTTTTAAACTCGTGTAAAGAATCTATTAAAAACAATACATTATTAGAATATATAAATTTTGTAGAAAAAAATTATTGCTAAAAATTTCAATATAAAGGACACCGGGATATAAAGAGTGTGAATAATGGCAAATTGTAAAATTTGTGATCCTAAATGTAAATTTACAGAATGTATTTGTAACGAAAGTTTCTCAATATTCGATAAAACGTGTCGTAGTTTCGCGGAAACCTCTGAATCTCCGAAATTCTCATTAGTAAAACCTTGGTCGATATCTACAATTACAGCTGTATGTAATTTCAACAGTAGAATAGACGTTAAAAAATATACAGATTTTTACGGTTGTAATTTAACTAAAAAAAAATTTTACAACTGTATACATTGTTATGTAGGTGTGAAATATCAGAGTAAGACCAAAATATCTGTAAAAATATTCGCAAATGGTAAAATGCAGATGGCAGGTGTTTTAAACGTATGTTCGATGGCTTATGGCTTTAGAAAAATATATAAACGGTTATCCACCCTACAAGCATTTGAAGGCGAAGCATATATTTCTAACGTTAAAATATGTATGATTAATTCCGATTTTAGAATAGATAAAAATATAAAACAGTCGAGTTTGTGTAAATTTTTTGATGAAAAGAGTTTATCTTATATAAAGAGATATTCTTTTAATCCAAATAAATACCCTGCTATAAATTTAAAGATTTATAATTCGAACGGAATTGGGGCTACCACCTGTTTAATATTCAGATCTGGAAGCGTAATGATTACAGGGGGAAATGATATTCTCGAATATTGTAATATATACAAGAATTTTTTAAAAATTATAAATGATAACGATTCATTTTTAATATCTTAATCATCAACATTTTCATTTACATTATCATTTACTATATCGATATCATTTTCAGTAACTGTATCAGGTACTTCTTTTTTTTCTTCAGCTGCGATTTTTGCCCGCTTAGTCTTTGTGGATTGCTTCTCTTTATTTATAAAGATTTCGGCTAAAAGTTTATCTAATTTTTCTAATTTATCCGAATTATCATTAGTTTTTGAATATAGTTTATAAAATAGGTAAAATAAAATAATATTTAAACAGAGCAAAATCGCAATATATATTAAATACTGATTACCTAATTCAAAATCCATTTTAATTATTTAAAACATTTAAAAACGTGTATTTAAAACGAATATTATTCTGGATCATCTAATAAATTTTCGTCGCTAGATATATCGATACCGACTATAAAAGTGGTTCTCTTGAGAATTGTACCAGATTTTTGTGGGTATTCTCTAGTACCCTGTGAAACGACTTTTATGTCGTTATTAGTAAATGTAGACATATAATAATCTTTTGTGAATTGTTCTCTCGGCAAATTATTTTCTCGGCAATGTTCATTAAATGCCTGAGAAAATACTTTCATTGGAATATATAAATTTTTATCAAAAACAACATTTCCAGATTTTAAGAAATGTTGCAGAGAATTTGTAGTTTGTTCCATATCTTCTTTATTTTCATGAAAATATGCTGGTAAAATATTCCAAATTCCTTTTTTACCATAAGTCGATAATGCGTCGTAATATCCTCTGATACACAATTTTAAAATAAAAGGAATTTCTCTTGTTAGTTTTTTTTCAATTTCAGTGTCTGTATTTTTAACCTTTTTCCAAAAACTAATTACAGCAGTTCTTCGCGACACACTCTCTGAGTTATTTTTATAACGCATGATCTTGTTTCCACCCATAGTCATCGGAACTTTCCAATCTATAGTTTCATCGTTTTTATATTTCTCAGAATACGTATTTCTACCACCTTCAACTAGCAATTGCCAATCTGTCTGCTCCATCTTGAAATTTTCAGCAATTTCTGGCGCTATAACCATGAATTTATTAACATGAGGTTTAATTCCATATTTAGCGTCAATATTGTTTGAAATGATACCAACATCTTCCTCTTCGTAAAACTTTTGTAAAATTTTCATTAAGATCGTGCTTTTACCGGCCCCTGCCTGACCGAGTAGATATAATAGTACCTGCCAATTATCTAATTCGCCAATATCAAAACACATTCTTCCCATAAAAATACACAACCATTTTTGTATTTCTACGGGAAATTCCTGATAATTCAATACTTCTTTAAAAGTTGGACAGCTATCTATAATTTTAAACCAATCATCTTCATATTCATCGAAATTATTGAATACAGAATCGTGATACTTACAAGCTACTACATAGCTTGTAATATATGGATGTGGCACTCCGTATGGTACAAAAATATCTTTGTACACAGGAATTTCTCCCGGAGGTGAAATATTGCATTTAGTAATATAATTTCCATTTTTGAATGCAAAAAGATGTCTATCTTTGAAAAGTTCAGGTAATTCAGGTCCTACATATTCCATAAAGTATCTCTCCGCGTTGTTTATATTACTAATTCCATTAGCCGTAGCATTTTTCCATTGATTAAAATTTACCTTATGATCACTCTGTTTATAAATATATTCTTTTATAGAACAGTGTTTTTTCCAAGCGTGTGTATTATTTCCGTTTTTGATAATAGGTTTATAAAGATTAGATCCATATCTAGTAAAACCTTCTTCTTGAATTTTTTCGAAAAAATATAAAAGAAACATCTGATACGGAGTTTTTTTAGATTCATCTGTAAATCTACTAAATTTAGACAGCATGTCTGGATCTTCATTTGAAAGAGAATTGTGTGATTCTGTATTTGTTTTAGATAGAAGATAAATAACCCTTATAAGTTTTTCACTATAAGAAATTACTTCATAAATTTTGTCCCAGTTAGACATGTATTTTTCATACTCAGGGACTGTGCTTTTAAATTTTCCATAAATAATAGTAGTTTCAAGCATTGCGTGATCTAATTCATCGCGTAGTATACTTGTATCAATTGCATTTATATCTGTGATGTTAAAATTTTTACAGGCTCCGCTTACAATATCTTTTGGATCTATTGTCCATTTGATAATTAAATCTTCGTAAAATGACATAATTTCATTTAAATCGGCATTTTTAACCTTTTCTTTGATTTTATTAGACCATTGGCGGTTATCGCCCTGATCTGCCATATCGCTTATACTTATATATAACTACTGCTTTTATATAAATTTAAAATTTTTAACTCGTTAAAAATTAATATTATAAATATTACTATATTATAGTATACCGTACAGGTAAATGAAAAATTTTCTTTTATTTAAAATTAATGGAGAAATTGAAAAAAAATCTACGAAGTGTAAAAATTTTACAGATTATAATGAATTTAATTTGGATCCTGAATTAAAATTTAGCAATTATGTAAAATACGAAAACTATATTATTTTACATGATAGCGATTTAAATAAGGAACTAAATAGGACTATTTTTTATTTTACGGAGGATAGATTTAATGGAGACATAGCATTAATTAAAATCGGGGGTGATAATATAATTAAAAATTTATCTATCGACGAATATTTTAAAAAATTGACGAGGAAGCTACAAGAAACTCAAAAAAATAATAAAAATTCACAATCCGACTCGGATTTAGATTCAGATGTAGATCTTAGTATATACGGTAAAATCTTAACTAAAGAACCATTTGAGTATTAATTACAATACATTTACAATTTTCATTTACTTACACTTCAAAGACTTAGATTCCGTTTTTTCTCGGTCTTCTACATATATGTAATTATGTAGAAATTTTGCCTTTTCTTCATTGTTCATACCATCAGTTTTAGAAAAATCATAGGAAAAAAATTTGAGAATCCTATCGTAAACGTCAGCCTTTTTAATGGCTTTTACAGTAGTTCCTTGTTTTAGTTCTATAGTACCTGTATTCGTGTTACATATATCTAATTCATTCTTTTCCATAAAAGCCAAAACGTCACTTTGTTTTTCTTTTTTAATGTTCATTAATTCTTTAATTTTATCTTGAAGAGGTTTAATTTTTAATTTCAAATTTTTAATTTCTGTCTCTATTTTATTAAATTCTTCTACCTCGTGTTTAAAAAGAAGAATTTCGTTATCACTAACATTCAACATTTTATTAACTTTAAATTAAATTACATTATTTTTTTAAATCGTTTTTAAATAAATATTAGAACAGTATACTTTATAAATATAAAATGTATTCAACATAAGAATAAATACAATAATAATAGAATATACTTTAATCGGCCAAATAAAGTCGTTAACAACGTTTCTAATTTTATTTTTATTTTCGTCGTTTAAAAAGGATTCAATCATTATTAAAAATTATAAAAGATATTTAATCACTCATTTCACCGCCATCTTCGCAAAAATTGTCCTCAATTTCTGAATCCGAAACGTCGATATCAAAGGAATTATCGTCTTCATTTCCGGAATCAGATCCAGAATCTGCGTCCGACCTGATTTCTAATTTTTTAATACTATCTATAATATCTTTAGATTCTAGAACTAATCTTGAAACGATAATTTTATTGGAATTTTTATTAGTTATTATTTTAGTTTTACGAATCAGTTTTTTATTTTTTATTTTCAAATTTTCAGGAATTTCTATTATAGAAATCGGGTATATCGTTTTTTTAGGAATTTTTATAGCAGGAATATCGTATATTCTAAATTTAAGAGACATCAGTTTTTCATTTTTTTCAAAAAAAAGTGGAAGATTTAATTTTTTAAGAATAAAATTAATATTAGAAATGTAATTGTCTTTACTCATTCCATAATTATTTTTAGATATTTCTAATAAATATATATAATTTTCTAAGTTTTTGTAAACTTCTTTTTTTGTGTCAACGATTTTACCTATTTCGATTCCCTGACAAATTAATTCACGATATGGAATTTTAATTTCACTTATTAACGTTTCTACATTTAAAACACATTTACCCCTTTTTGATTCTGAAGACAAAGTTCCACATTTATATACAGAATATTTTAAGTTATCTGATTTGATAGTTTCGTAATAAAAAGCTGGAATACCGCACGTACAATTCATCGTTATTTACACTGGTATATTATAATTGGTGTCTTAATCTTTAAATTTTTTAACAATAATTACATTTACAATTACATTTACAATTACATTTATAAATTGTTATAAAGCTAATTATACTAAATTTAGTATTATGAACCGAGTTGATCAATTGAAATGTATACAAGAAGAATGTCTAAAAATTTTTGAGAAAAAGAATGCCGATTATGGAGATGCTTTTGCTACACATGGTGTAGTAGGCGTTTTAGTTAGAATAAATGATAAACTTTCTAGATTTACTAATATTACCACGAAAGGTATTGAAATTAATGTCACGGATGAAACATTGAAAGATACGCTCATGGATCTTCATAATTATTCTGCTATGGCTATTATGTGTATGAATGTGTGAATAGATAATGTTACCCAATTTATTATAGCTCTACCTCTACATTTACATTTACTTTTTTTTTGAGATATTCTTTATAATTTGAAATCTGATACCAGTCCTTGTCTATTCCGGGACATGTAGTGGAATTAAAAATGTTTGACACCTTTATAAAACTTTCGTTTGCGTATTCTCTAAAATTATTTATATCAATGGTTAGATTTTTATAATCAGTTAAATTATTTGAAGTTTCTAGTAAAATTTTGAGTTTTTCCAAAAAGCTAAGTAATACGGTTTCAATTAAATTCCAAATGTTATTATTGTTCTTTCTAAGCTTGTTCTTCTTATCTAAGCGTTGAGTCAGAATCTTCCATCTTTCTTTAGATATATCTCCAAGTAGATATCCTACTCGATTTCCTAATAGTTCGCGCTCAGCTATTTCTTCGTCATTCTCAAAAGGGCCACGAACAAGTTGAGTGTGGCGATAAAATCGGTATACACACATAAAATAATCTACTATCCGGTCTTTATTGAAAAAAATTCTTCTCAGAGAATTCAGAAGTTCAACCTCGTTTAAGTTATGAACACCGCAATCCCGTTGCACAATTGCATTCGGGTTTGGAAGTATCTCTTGCTGCGTCTCTCTTAACCACCTAAAGTACTCGGGGTTGTGATTATATCCTGTAATTTGAAAGCCAGTTTTCCATGAAAATTGGACGTGGCATTTGATACACCACATTTGATCGCATCCGTCGATTTTTGAAATCATTTCTCCACATCCGGGACATGGTTTCGAAGATTTTTTAATAATGCTAACAGTTTCTTTAGTACTTTCATCACATTCGTGGTCTTCATTTTTTACACACATACAACTTTTACAATACTGAACATCGCATAAATCGCAAAAATATTTTGAATTCAAAAATCCTTTACAGGAATCTCCTGGGCATTTAAATGTAAAGTTTTCTTTGGTGGATGTATCAGATGTAGAAGTACCGTTGTAAAGTCTTTCAATTTCTAATGTATATGAATTTGCTATATCAGTCAGGGACCTAACCTGTTCTTTTAATTTTTTAATTTCATCAAAAATTTCGTTACGCTTATCGTTTAAATCCCTGCCTTTTTTAATTTGAGAAGCTCTTTTTTGCGTAGCGGGAAGCAGCGACATCTGTCTTTCCAAGAAAATATTTTCAGTATGTATTTTGAGCTCATTTTGAACGAATTTTTTAGTTAAATTTGTATTCATAAATTCCCTATCCCAAGTAGTTTTACAGAAAATGCATTGTGGGTCGTCGAAAGAGTTAAGAATGTAAGTTTTACAACACGTTCTACAAGCAAACCTGTCGCCAGTACAACCTTTGCAGGGTACTTTAAGAAAAGTTGAATTGTTGAAAGTTTCGCAGCATATATCGCACTCCATCGTCTTCGATATATTATTAAATTTATTTTTTAAGTAAATTATTTTTTAGCAATAAATTTGTAATAAATAATAAGTTTGTAATGTAATTGTAATGAGTAATAATTATATGGAGACGGTCGGACTCGAACCGACGACCATAGGCTCATAAGACCTACGCTCTAACCAACTGAGCTACGCCTCCATATAAGTATTTAAATACCCTGATTAAATATACATTTTTTCTTTAAGTAATTTTACATTTACACTTTTTTAATTTTTACACTTTTTTAATTTTTACACTTTTTTAATTTTTACACAATTTCTAAATTTTAACATTTCTTTTTTGGCTTCGTTTTTTTAGGTTTTGCCTTTTTGGGTTTTTTATCTTTCACATCCTTTTTTTTCTTCGGTCTTTTAACTTTTGCCCAAGCTTGTTTTAGTGTAATACCTTTTTTATGCATAAGATTAAAAACTTTTCTAGTTAAATCGGGATCTGGCGCCATTATAATCTATTATTAAATAACTATATTATTTTGAAAATTAATCGCAAAATAATAGAACGCAAATAATATAAAAATACATTTCATTATACATTATACATTATAATGAAACGCGTTCTTATAGATAATACCACACCCGAACTTAAAAAAAAGTTAACTGTTCAACCTTATCTACCAGGATCACCAACTGTTATTAATTACTGTATGTATAAAATTTGTGAAAATTATATTTATATTCCAAAATATTTTAATTTTAAACACCAAAATAATAATGAATCGGAAAATAACAATGGATCGGAAAATAATCATAACTTAGCTAAAATAGATATCAATGCTAATCCAAGAGAATATCAGGGAACCGCTATAAACGATATACATAAAGAACTTCTTAAAAACGATTCGTGTATGGCCTGTTTGTATACAGGATGGGGGAAAACGTTTGCGAGTTTATACATATCACATTTACTCGGTGTCAAAACTTTAATTATAGTAAATAAAGAATCTCTCTTAGAACAATGGCGGGAACAGATAATAAAATTTACAGGCATAGTACCAGGAATAATTCAAGGTACTAAAATAAATACAGAACCAAATATTTGTATAGGAATGATCCAAAGTATATCGATGAAAGATTACACCGATGTATTCAAAGATTTTGGATTTACGATATACGACGAAACTCATCATTACTGTTCAAAGGTATTTTCAAATGTATTTTTCAAAATAAGAACCAAGTATAATTTAGGCCTGACGGCAACTATTAAACGCGCGGATAAATTAGAGTATGTTTTAGAGTGGTTTCTTGGAAGAATAGCGGTTGATATTAAACTGTTAATAATAGAACCTGAAATACACATTTATAATTTTTGTGACTACGAAGAAAATACTATAAAATTTAATGTAAATGGAAAAATAAATTCTCCAGCAAGTTTAACCACTATAACGGAAAATAAAAAACGAACCGATATTATAATTAAAATAATAAAGGATATGTACAAATGCGATCGTAAAATTCTTGTTCTCACTGACAGGAAGGCCCACTGTGACAATATAAAAGCCGCGTTAACTAATTTTTCAGTTGGTATTTATTATGGAGGTATGAAAATGGAAGAACTTAAAAAATCTAACGAATGTAGAATAATAGTCGCGACATATCAAATGGCTTCAGAGGGTTACGACAATCCAGATCTTGATACCCTTATTTTAGCATCACCTAAATGTAATGTAGAGCAATCTATAGGACGCATATTAAGAAAAAAAAATATAAACGAAGCAGTTGTTATAGACTTAAATGATTGTATTAGTATATTTAATAACTGGAATAAAAAAAGACAATCATTTTATAAATCTAGAAATTTTAAAATTAAACACGTTAACGATACGATTAACGATGAACAACCAAATACAAATATTTATTCTATTATAGATTAATTAAATATTTACCTTCTAATTCTTCTAAGTTCACTTTTAACCATACTTTCTCTTATGGTTGCTTCAGTATTAGCATTTAATCCGGATAAGGAAGGTGTTAGGTCTTGACTATCCATGTTATTCATAGGTAATACAGCGTCTACAAAATCTACTGGTGTATCGTCTAGCAAATTTGAATCACTTGGTGAAATTAAATTGTCCGACAAATTTGAATCACCTGGAGAAATTGTAGAATTTAAAGATAAATTTGGGTCTATATTTGTAGCGGCTGTTTTGTTATATGGGTTAGAGGATGACTTAGAGTTAGTGTACGTGGATAATGGGCTTTTAAGATCGAATCCGCTATATTTAAAAATGTCAAAATCTTGAATTTTTTGTGTAATGCTCATGTTATTATCAAAACTACCACTTACAAAATCTATATTTTCTCTTGCAGTATTATTCGGGTAATCTCTTTTTTCATAAAACACAAATACATATACAAGTATTCCAATAACTAATAATACCAATGCTAGACCCAACATTGCATTCCTGTTCATTTTATGATTTAAGATAATAAAACATTTTTTTTTATAAAATAATTAAACGTTATTATTTTTTTCGGGGAGCTAAACAATATTTAATTTTTCCCAAATTAGCAATATTGTATAATATTGTTAGAGGATATTCAGATTTTAAATATATTTCAATTGTTGAACATAAATTAGTTGATTTACAAAATAATAAAATATATTTAACATTAAAAGTTCCACATTCGTAGTTTTCACCTTCTTCAAGTGAATCATTAGATTCGTTAATTTTTATCTGTTGTTCGGCAAAATCACCCTTTGCTGAAAGTATAAGCTCTTTTGAATTAGACTTAAAATCTATTATATCAGATACATTAGATAACTCTAATACATAATTTTGAAAATCGGATGATGGCATAGTGATATAAGAATTAAACGATATATCAGGAATACTATATATTTTTTCATCCATGTCCAATATCTTTACTTTACTTTCAATACTCGTTTTTTTGTTGCTATTCACTGTTTTAATATTTAAAACGGTAGGTTCACATTTATTTATATAAAATGAAATTGTATCGGCGTGTTTGCTTCCTTTTAGGATCTTAAAAATAGATACAAGATTTAGTCCAATGTTTAATTCGTTTTCACATATGTATTCTTCAAATTTTTCTGCGTACAAAACTAAATTTACTATAGCACAATTTGTAGAATCTATTGTTGTCAATTTGATACCAGAAGAATTAGCTGTAAAATTTACATCGCATAATATATTTTTAAGAGCTTCGAATAAGATTTTTATAGCATTTGTTTGAACGGTTGTAAATCTAAACAAATATTTATCTGTCATTTGTTTAGATTTAGATTATTTTTTTATATGATTTTAATTACATTTTAATTTAGTTTATGATCATCTTTTGGATCGACCGCTGCGTGTCTTTTCCAGATTAACTTAGTGGGCAATTTTTTAACTATACATTTTTTACCGTTAAGTGGTGTATCATTTGAAATCATAATTAAAACGCCATCATCAAAATTAAAATTTTCGAAATTTGGATGGCCAATAAGGATATCTTTCAGATCAATCGGTTCCTCTCTATCTATATAGAAATTACACAATGGACCTAGATAAGGTGTAACATAATTTGTAATATCTATATCATTCAAAAATACCGTTTCTGGATAATAGAGAAATCTCGCTGGTTCAATTTTGAATGGGTAAATAGGAAACCTGATATCCTGTTTGCGTGTAAGATATTTCATAAACTGACCATTAAACATATATTCAATTATAATATAATCAATTTTACAATTTTCTTCAATTTCCTCTATATCTTCTATACCGAGTTCCGTCTTTGTAATTTCAGAATTATCTTCGAGTTTAATCCTATAACATATAATAATATAATCGTCTTTTGATGGAATGTCTTCAAAAGTTTTATATTTTCTAGGATAAAATTTATTATACAGTGTATATAGCTTATCGATTAAAATACTAGAAGCAAATAAACCAGAAATAGAATAAAGAAGCCACATTGTTAGTTAATAATATAAAGCTTCTTTAAATTAATTTATTAATTTGATAATGGAAGAAATAGAAAATATCCCAATTAAATCAAAACGGGGTAGAAAAAAAAAATGGGACAACACTAACTTTAAAAACTACACTACTAATACATGTGATCCTTTAAATTTCGTAGAAAAACGTGTGTGTGAGAATATTGAAAAGGATCCAGTAACAGTTTCCGGCTTCGACAATCTGAATTTTGGAAATTTAACTATTAAAATAAAAGCGAAAGAACCGCAAAATTGTACAATCTCTTTTTTACCTAGTGAAAAAAAAACTAGTTGCGATATATATATATCAGACGAAGAAGATCAAACTATGAACAAACTGGATACTAAAAAAACTATAAAACATAAGGGTGAAGGAGAAGTAACTCGTGACATTAATTTAAGATGTTATTACTGTCACCATTCATTTGAAAATAAACCATTTTATATTCCATTAAAATATTCTGAGAGTTTAGATAGGTATAAACTTTTTGGTAATTTTTGTTCACCAAATTGCGCAAAATCTTATTGCCTTGCCGATAAATTATTAGAAAGTAAAACCTATTTATTATGTAAATTTTATAGAGAACTCTTTGGTCCAAGTTTTAAATTTTCTCCAGCGCCTTGCTTTTTAAAATTAAAAGAATACGGCGGAGATCTTACAATAGAAGAATTTAGAAAATTTTCTTATAAAAATAAAGACTATACATTAAGTAATATTGTATCAATGGTTATATTACTAAATTGAACTTATAAAGTTTATACAAGATAAACGCAAGGGCGATCAAAATATAAAATAGATATGTTTTAATTTTAAAAAGTAGTTTATTTGTGGTATTATATTCTAAATTATTTTCACCATCATCTAGATTAAATTCAGAAAGAAAATACGAAGCAGAAGTTCGCAATTCCTTGTTATCTATATTAGACGTGTAAATTTTAGTCATTAATTTTTCCAATTTGTCTAGACGATTACTAATTTTACTATAGTTGTACATAGGATTAGATGGTATTTCACTTCTAACTCTTTCATAAACATTACTTGACGGTAAAAAACTCGTATTTTCGATTACATCAGATTCATTATTATCTGAAAAAGTTTTTATGTCGGAATAAAATAACACCATTTAATATTATAATATTATAATATTATAATATTATTATAAAAAAATTTTTTAAAGATTAATTGCTCGTTTTCCTTTTTGATTAATAGTTACTTCTTTAGAAGTTTCTATAGATCCGCTAGACTCCGAGTCTGAATCTTTTAGAATACTTGAATAATTAGTAGACGGACCCGACATATCTTCAGACTTTGAATTTAAATTCTGATAAGCCATATTTTTAATTATTTCAGATGTTTTTGGATTTTCATTTGCGGGCATCATAGAACTGAATAAACTTTTAGTCATGTGGAACATAAAAGCACTTCCAGCAAGTGTTACTAGTAATTGTATCTCTGGGGGTAAATCTGCGCGGTGTTTATATTTTTCGTGTAATTTAGTAAAAACAGAGTCGTAATCATCTAAATTATCCATTATAGATTCTGACCACCCTTCTAATTTTGCCCCGATGGGATCAAATTTTTTATTTACAAATTCCAATCCAGTTATAGCTGCAACTAAAAGTTTTTGTTGAAATTTAACACTCATCTCGATTTCGATTTCATTTTTATGTAGTTCGTACTCAAAGCGTAGTTCAGACAAAGTCGAATTCATCGAAAATTTTTTAGTTAATTCTACACCCTTTTTCTCTAATGCGTACAATTTTAGCAATAGAGTCTGTTTTTCTTCTATTTTATTTTTTTTATTTGGTTTTTTGCTATCGGTCGAACTGGACTCGCTTTTGGAATAGTCTGAACAATCACTACCCGATTCGTCTGTATCCGAATTTTCATCGCTTTCGGAGTAGTCTTCATCTTCATAACGTTTGTCTCCACGTGTTTTAGAGCTATTAATAAAATTCTGATAATCTTCGGCTTCGAATTTAGCAGATCTATCTGTTTTGCTTGTTCTGCTTTGTTTTTCAGATTTGTTAGATATATTAAATTTATTAGGTTTGTTAAATTTTTCATTCTGTGTAATAACAGGAATTTCATCCTGCTCAATTGTACTTAGACTGTCTTCAGAATCGTCGTGGGTAAGTGTAATACCTTCTACATTTAAAGAATTTTTAACTTTAATGGGTGTGTAAGATTGTTCAGTTTCTACTTTAATTTTAGGCACGGAACCACTCATTTAATATAAGTACAATACAATATTTTTATATTTAATAACGCATAAATATAAAAATATTGTATTGTACTAATGTAATAATGTAATAATGTAATAATGTAATATAAAACTAATTATTATTTTTATATTAAATGATTAATAATAATATTTTATACGCGTCCGGCATTCTTTTTTATAGTAGGAGTTTAGATAATACCCCTTTTTTTTTATTGGGAAAGGATTACGAAAATAAATGGTCCAATTTCGGCGGCCGTGGAGAAATTAACGATAAATTTGATTCGGAAATAACTGCTTCACGAGAAGCATGGGAAGAAACTTTAGGTTCTGTTAACGATTTTGAAAGCTTAAAACAACTATTAAAATCGAGGAATATAAAGTTTATAACGTCTAGAACACCTAGTGGTCATCCTTATTATATGTATCTTCTAAAAATTCCATACAGCTTTTCTTACAGAGATAGGTTTCTAACAACTAAAAAATTCTTATCGAACATAAAAACAGACGCTAAATTTTTAGAAATGACAGATATTAAATGGGTATCTCTAGACACTATTAATTACTCGATAGACAATAAAAAATCCTTCATTAAACTAAGACACGTGTTTGAACAGACTTTTAAATTGAATAAAAGGGAAATTTTAGAATTATTGTAAATTTATTACATTTACATTTACATTTACATTTACATTCTTTTAATTATAGTTTTACTAGAAGCAACTGGTGTAATAGGAAGTTCTATTTCCCTGTTTGTAACTTTATTCTGAATAAAATTTAATTCGTTATTTTTATCTAGTTTGTTAAATGTTCTTATAATCTGTGGAGTAAATTCTCTTTCAAATATTGGGGGCATATTTAATATATTTTTTTCATATACGTCTTCAAATTCTCGTGGACCGCTCATTTTGTCTATTTTTTGTACATTTGTTATGTATATGTCTTGTAATTGCGCAGTATCTACTTTTATTGTATTCATATTTTTTTCGAATGCGTAATTTGGTTTTTGAGACGGTCTCCTGTTATAAGACTCTAAATCCGAATAAAAATATTTAATTTTGCGAGGTGGATCTATTATTTTAGGAACAATTCTAATTATAGCTTTATTTCTAGTCTTAAGTTCTTGCATAGCATTCGCTTCGTTAGTTTGTAAATCTATGACATTAGATTCAACAGAACGTTTGTAAATTTCATTAATGGACATTTAATAATATAATATATATTATTAAATTAATTTAAATTAAAAAGATTTTTAGATTCATCAATTTTTTTAGCAGTTTCGTAAAATATAGCGTCCCTATCTACACTAGAAACTAAAACAGAATTTCTAATTTTACTAAATTCATCTGTATCCGGTTTGGTTTTAAAAACTATTTCATCGGGCAAAACATTTCGAATTTTATCTGCCTGATAAATAATACGTTCATTTGGAACTAATAGAATTTTATCTCGTGTGCCAATAGCGTCTTTTGTAATATTTACAGCCTTTTTAAAATAACTAAAATCTTCAACGTACTCCTTTATTCCATCTGGTAATATTACTTTACTACGCCCCGACTTATATTTATTTTTAATAATAGGTACATTTCTACTAGCCGCTGTTTTATCTTCAGATTTTATTGTTTTTAGATAAGAAGACTCGTATGGAAAATTATCTTGATATGAGCCATAATCTATTCCAAGACCATTATCATCTATTATTTTCGAAGAAGCATTAACAAAAGGTTTTGCCGAGGGTAATCCTTCTCCTTTAAAAGTTGTACTATCTATTACACTTATATTTTTAAACATTTCTTCACGCGGATTTAGAAGATCGCCCATTTCGTTGTACATTTTAGGATATGTCTGTTCACCATTTTCAAGATTATTTTCAAAATTATTTTCAAAATTATTTTCATTTTCATTTTCATTTTCAAATTTTTCTATACGTTCATTTCTTTCAGGTTCATTAATTGTAGAATTAATTCCGTAACCATTTATATGAAAACCAATAAAAGCCATACAAAATATCAACATAACGATTAGTGTTTTCATTTAGTATTTTAGTAATAATTAAATATTTTAATTTAACTATTTAAGCATAATTAAATTAAAATATCTTAGTTTACATTACATTACAATTAGATCACGACACTTTTTCTACAATTTGGACACGTATCTTTATTTTTTAATAACCATTTTTCAATACATTTAGAACAAAAAACATGATCACATGGAAGAATAATATTTTCATCCGAGTCTTCCATACATATTGGACACGCTATGCTATTACAGTTTTTTTCAAAACTTTCAAACTGATTTTTTGAAATCACCGATTTTTTTGGACTAGTTTCTTCATCAAAATAATAGAAAGTTCTACCTCTAAAGCTTACTATAAGTAATATTGCCGGATTATCAGAAATTTCATTGAGAAGTTCATCCGAAAATTCATATAGAACTTCGTCCGTAAGTTCTTCGGGTGATTCATCCTGATTTTCGTTTGTACGTTCTTCACGGAATTCATCTGGTATTTCATCTGAATTTACCTCAATTAACGTGTTATTAAATAAACCCAAATTTCTTATACTAGATCGCATAAATACCATTTATTATATATAAAAATTTTTTTAAATAGTTTATTATCTAATTCTATTATACTCCTTTAATACTCGAATTTTTTGAAAAGGTTCTTTAGTATAAGGTTCTTGCCTGTTTGTATAAGCGGTACTTATTTTTCCTTCTACTATTTTGGAAGAATTGAATACAGGTCCACGTGTTATAACATCGTTATTTGATGCGAATGTATAATCTATATTTATTTTTTTATAATTTTTGTATCTCTCGTAATCTATGTATTCTGTATTACTATACGATTTAGAATTATAATCATCCAATCTATACGAATTAAATGACATTTAATATTATACAATAAAAAAATTATTAAATCAAATCGTAAAAGTTGTATCTGAAACTCTCATTTCATTCATCATATCATTTTTAGTAACATTGTTATAAACTTTAGATCCATATACAACTTTAGATCTAGGAGCGGTGTTATATTTTTCCGAATTAATGTCTTCCCGTTCAATATTTGTTTCGTTATCTTTAGTGTCTACGAATAAAACTTTAGACATATTATCTGTATTAATTCCTGGTCTATATCTTACTATGCTTAAATTTTTTTTATTAATATCCTCATCTAATAATTTAACCTTTTCAAAATTTGAAGAATTGGTGATATCATTCTTTTCAATAGACTCCAATGGTTCAATTTTTTTATAATTCATATCTCTATTAAACGAGACGAAATATATAAGTACCGATATTAATAAAGAAATTGCCCCTGTTATTCCAATCTCGTTAACATTTTTGAAAAAAACGCAGCCTAATATAGTTGTAAGTATAATTAGTCTAGTAAGAGCATTGTATTTAAAATTCCTATCCGTACCACTGAATGGATTTATTTCAAATGAATTAAACAGTACACATATATCGCTTATCCAATACGATGTCATTTAACTATAATCTATAATTAAGAATTTAATTTATTTAAAAAGTTTTTTGAAAATTCATTTTGAAAACTTTCAATCTCTTTTTTGTAATCAGACATGTACAAAGAATTATATTTATCGAAAATGCTTGTATTACCATTTACTATTATTTCTCCAAGTACAAATAAGGATTGAATATAATCCCATATTGCCTTTTTTGTAATAGGGGTAAGTGTATTCCAGTATACATCTATCCCACAATCCTGAGTAAAATTACCGAAATTTTTTAAATTTTCTTGAATTTTTTCATCTTTTAAAAAAAAGGAGTCATTTCTATTTTGAATTTCTTTTTTATAATTAACACATCCAACCATAAATAAATTTACAGGAGTTTCCGGATACGCCTCTTTTAACATTAAAAAGGCTCTTCTATAAGATTTTAGTTTTGGAGTATTGAATTTTGAAATAATTTTTTCTAAAAATTCATCGAAAAGATTATTAAAAGTTTCTATTTCTCTTTTCATTGTATTGTATTGTATTGTATTATTAATTAGTAATTTTTTTTTTAAATCATTTTATTTAATTAATAGTATAATATAAAATGGGCTCGGATATTAAAATTAACAGCACAAATTTTTTTGTAAATAAGTTGGAAACCTATGAAGAAATTATCAATATGAACTTGCTTAAAACTCAATTTCCATTAGACGATCTAGATGGTGGGTTTTATAGAATAAATTTTGCCGAAAAACAAAATATGGGTGCTGGTACTATAAATTCAAATTATAATAGACCTCCAGTTGGACCAATTAACAAAGGTATGTACTGTAGCTACTGTTATAGAAAAGGTCCATTGTTTCATACAGAAGAATGTCCATATCCAGATGATAAGAGTTTATATTTGACTTTGGGTGGTTTTAATGAATTAGTTGTAAAAAATCCTACTTACGATGGTGATTACAATCGATTAAAACAACGAATAATAAATAGAGATATAACTCAGTATGAATTAAACGATGAATTATTATTTATATTAGACGAAATTAAAATATCAGATCCAACCTTTAGTTTAGAAAAATACTCCGGGATACTTTCTAAAATACAATTTTCAGGTGTTATTAAAAAAAGAGGCCCTAAAAAATTAGCAAATAAAACGGCAACTACACAATTTTTAAATAGCGCAATAATTTTTTATAAAGACGGTACAAATAAAACATCGATAAGAGTAAGTAAAAACGGATTATTAAATTTAATTAATGTACCAAAAGAACCTGAAAAATTAAATTTTCTAATAAAAATGTTAATAGATAAAATTAATAAATCAGGAGCAGTAGATTTAGAAAAATTCGAAGAACTTACTGGAATGCCACAGTTTACATATTTACCTTACAAATCTTACATTCATTCTATAACAGCTCAATTTAGCGTGTCTAGAGATTTGGAGATAGATTTTGAAAATTTGAACACACTTATAGCTCCAACCGATTCGTATGGTAATTTACTTGATTCGGAATACACTACAGTTGAAAAAAACTCGAACGGTTTCAGTATTATAATGTTTGAAGGCATTAAAATAATTGAGTGGTCATATTCATCTGGAAAAATATCACGGAACCAGACAATGATAAAGGAATATATAAAATTTGTAACTATTCCTTCCCCTGGTATTAAAATTACAGGAATTATTAATAAATACGGAGTAATTATGTTGACCATGTCGAGGTGTGGGGAAAAATTAATGAAAGATTCTTTATGTGGCGATACTTTTACACCGCTTTCAACGGATTTTTTTAATCCTATAAGAGATGTATTTGTAAGATTTTTTGAAAAAAATACTTTTCTTCTTAAAAAAACTATAACAGGGGATAATTTAAAACCTGAAAGAAATACAATATCTGGGTATGCTCCTCCAAATTGTAGACCTATTAGAACTAGAAAATTAAAAGACGGTACTAGCTATTATGAACAAATGCATCCAATTCCTTATTCTTGGAAGGGACAATGCCCGGACCCAAATTATCAATTTTTGGATCCACTTGGATTAGAAGATGACGGAATTTTTTATCCATGCTGTGAGGCTAAGAGTAAAAAATCTGTTGAAAAAATGAAGGAATATTTAATTAAAGGATTCCCAGCTGGCGCTGATCCAAAATTTTTAGAAGATGGTTTACTAAATACAGTTACAGAAGCAAACGACCCACAATCTGGTATAATAGTATTTGGTAGTAATGTTAAAGGTGCTACAGCCAAAATTTTAATAGACGACCAATTCGAAACTGTAACTGTTATCAAAAAACTGTCTAAAAAAAATAATGACTATGAGGTAAGAAATATTAGAACCGGAGAAACTTTAGTAGTCAACGGGGAAGATTTTAAGAGAGAAAGTAGATATTTTAGAGGATTGAATTCGTTTACGAAAGATGAGCTATTGCGCTGTATTAGAACTAATCTTTATAATTCTGATCTGAAAATTGACTCTAGAGGTGAATTAATACACGATCTGACCTCAAGTTTAAATGAAAAATATAGTTTAAAACGTAAAAACATCTTTCTGCGTCTAATGGCTTCTAATACAAAAATTAGAATGAGAGATTTAACTTATAATAATATTTTAGATTTAACTAAAAATAAATATTTACTCAAAAACATAGGAACAGAGTCACACCATTTTTTCTTAGTTTTTTCACGAGACGGTATCTTTTTTATAAACTATAAATTTAATACAATTGAACCCGATGTAGAAGAAATATTCGATGATACAATTATATTAAATGGGTTCTTGTCTTTTAATTCGGAAGAATCTAAATATGTATACACCATAATCAGTTTAATATATTACAACGAGAGTCTAGAAGACTATACATTTACAGACAGGGAGTTAATACTACGCGAATTGCTAACAAAATTTACGGGAATAACAGACATAATATTTGTTTATCCAGATAATTATATAGATCTAATAGAAGGTTCTAACGTTATAATTGAAAATAATCCAGCTAATAAACTCGTTTTCATAAATACTGAAGATATAAACGATAACATTTTGTATAGCGATAAAGATAAATATCCAGATATAATAGAACTACAAATACTTTTAATAAATTATACAACTTATACAATTGAATTTGGTTATGACGATAAAGAATTTCCAATTGGAATTGGAATAGATTTAATTAGGAAATACACCTTTTTTGAAAAGTTACCATCTGGATTGAAATCGGGGGAATACCTCAAACTCAAAATAAATAGAGATATAAATGGAAATATAGTTCCAAATAGAAAACTTTCTATCGTTAAAAAATCGGTAAAAACTTTAAATTATGAATATGTAGTCGATTTATTATTAGTAAAATTTTATCCAATAAATTATACGCTTTTTAATGAAAATGATAGATGGTATTACTTTGGTAACATATTGGTTTACGATGGAGAAAAATTAGCGTTTACTGAAGATATTTAATAAAAGTTTAAAAATATCGTCTAGGAGTATATCTTTAGACAAAAGTTCTATCTCAATCTGAAATGTTTCTTTCGAATCTGCTTTTTGTGTAAAAGTTCTATCTTCAAAAAGTACATCTGTTACAGCCGTAAAGTCTAGTCTATATGTATTACTTGGATGTGTAAATGTCATGCGATACTTTCTCTGTCCATCTCCACTTAAATTAAAAATATCGGATACTTTCTCCAAAGATCTAGAAAATCGTACGTCAAAACCGGCGATATTTTTCAAGTTTACATCGATATTAGATATTCTTTGTTTATTGATTGAAGCTAGAGGAATATATTTTCCAAAATCTTTCGAAAATTCATGTCTAGTTCTAATTTTTACATCCGAATTATTAGTATATATATCAACGTAATCTTCGACTAGATATATAAAATTTAAGTTTCTTACTATATTTAAGTAAGCGATAAATTCTTCACGGCTAATCTGAGGATTGAAATTTTTACCAATTATTCCAAGTCTAAGCTCGACCTCATTATCAGATTTTATATCCACTGTTCGAATCATTTCGTTTAGAAGTGAAGCCTGTTCTTTATTAACGAGAGAAATTTTACCGTTGACTGCTATGCAATTTAATAGCTTGCTTTTATCTGAATATTCCAACATTTTTTTAATTGAGTCTCGATGTGTTTGATTGAAGAAATAAAACAGGTCTTTAATTACAACTGGATTTTTATAGCTATTAATTACATTTAATACCGTAGTTAGTGCATTAGGATAAGTTTTATCTGTGCGAACATCTTTGTATTCGAAATCACCGTTACCGGATAGTTTAAATTCTACTATAGCTCCGTCTTTTATAGTTTTATCTATTCTAACTATAACCGGTTTGTAGCTTCTCTGAAATATTACCTCTTCTTTATTTAGTGAAACAAGAACATGGGCAGTAGTGTCAGAAATTTTTTTAATTTTTAAGTCGATTGTCTGTTCTGTTTGTGGTTTCCATTTAAACTGTTCAGTTTTAAATTTATTCCATGTACCGATCGTGTATAAAGTAGTATAAGATGTAAAAATTAGTCCATCTAATTTTAAGCGTTTTGATACAAATAGTTTTGTACTTCCTTTACCATATTTTTCTTTTAACGTATTATAATGCGCTTTTCTTGAAGTTTTAAGACTATATTGAAGAAATGCCGAACCAATTTCATTATATATTCCGTTAAACATATATTCTGTGGGTATCTGACTTAAAAAATATATTGGTTTCAGTTCTAAATTAAACCAATTAATATTTTTAAGAGCATCTGTTAATTTTGGTACCATGTCGGTTGCGTATGAAGGCGTTTCTATAAGTTTGTATAGAATGTCGTATCTCTGTATGTATGTCCACGGTGTAGAACGTGGTACATTATCGAACGGGATTACCATAGAGACAGACTGACCTATAACAGTTTCTCCGTTAACAACATTTATACTGCTGGGCCCATATAAAATATCGAATGCCATAAAAGACACACCAGAAATTTCTCCAAATTTCAATTCTTTATAAGGGTCTCCATCAGAATTGAAGAAAACTAATTCGCCATCGAGTAACATTTCTTCTCTAACGTCTATATATGGTAAAACATCGCGTAGTTTGTCTCTTAAAGTATATAAATTCATATTTCTATCAACGAAACAAATCACGCGTTTAAGAGTTTCCCCAATTCTCGGTCCGATATACATCAGGACTCTTGTGCCGTCTACTTTTTGTGTTACTGTATAAAAACTTTTTCCAGATGGGTCTATACTGGCTAAAGAATTTACATTTTTTTTCTCCAATGTTATAGGTAAACCACCTATAAATTTTTTGAGGTCGAAATTTTTGTTTCTTGTTATCATGTTTTTAACAAAATTTTCGAAATGTTTTATGAGTTGGGTGTCTCTTATTAACTCCATATTAATTATAATTAAATATATTATATTTTAATATAGATTAATTTTAACAATAATTAAATTACGTTATATTACATTTACATTTACAATTACATAGATTATCTAAATTGTGGCTCGATATATTTATAATCTAAAAATTTAAAGATGTCTTCTTCATTTTCGGGTAGTCTTTTTTTAATTTTAGTAATGTATTCTTCTTCTGAAACTAAAGTTCCATTTTTCTTAGTTAAATTTCTCTCGTTTAACGAAAATCCAAGTTTAAGAGCATGTGATCTCATTTTGAGATTAAATTCTTTCGAACCCGTAGTGAACAGTAGTGCAAAAGGAAAAACATCTGAAGAAAAATAAAATATATCTACGTGTCTAAATGTATCTAAAATTTTAGCAACTGCCATAATTTTAGTACCACCACTCGCCATAACATTTTCTTCTTTGAAAATCCCAACTTCAATTAAATTTTTATAAAATGTATTCATTAAAAATTCATTGTAAGATTTTGAAATTATAAGAACATCAACATCTCCCGAATCTTCTTTTTCTCTTCTATACGATCCTGAAATAACCAAATTACCATCCAGGTTTAAACTATCTAAAGTGTCTTGAAATATAGATGTTAGTATATCTTTCCAATTATTCATTTCTACTCTTGGTATTCTTTTTAATAAATCATCGTAGTGTCGTAATCCTATAGCCTGTTTTGAATTAATTACATTTTTATTTAGATCATAAATTTCTCTCAATTCTTCTACAGTTGTTACATTCAATTCGTTATATAATTTAGAAGCTGTTGCTGGACCTATTCCCGCTATCTTAGATAAATTTTCAACTGCACTCATTTCTTCATTAATTTCTATTCCATCCGATGTCCCAGTCTTAAGTATGCCGTCTATTTTTTGAACTATTGAACTTTTCCATGTACCGTTTTTCTGTTTGTATTTTTCTTCATCTAGTAATGTCATGCCCCCGTCTCTTAATGCTCTTATATAATCCTCTGTCGTATCCAATACCATGTCGTCTAATAAAATAGCAACAGCTTCTTTATATTTTTTAATTTTAAATTGCCAGTTTGGTTCCTTTGTGGAAGCTATTTTATTAATAATCTGTGAAAGAACATATTTTACTCTTTTAGTATCTATTTTTTTAGTATTTATTTTTTTAGTATCTATTCTTTTAGTATCTATTCTTTTTGGATTTTCAAAATCGAATCGAAGTCCTCTATAAACGGGATGTCTCGGTATTCCGTCGTTAGTCATTTCCATATAACTAAAAGATACAATTGCGCCAAGTGGAATATATTCAGACGAAGATGGTGTATTATAATATTTTCTTTGAAAATCTGAAAATCCAGTACCAATATTAGAAAAAACACCGGTTTCTTTTCCATCCTTTATCATTTCACAACGAAGAGCGCCAAGCATTCCCTGTAATCTTCCTTCTCCTTGTAAATATCCTCTAACAATACACTCAGCATCTTCTTTAATTTTATATTTTAACATGTATTTACTTCTTTTTTCTTCGTACGGTGATCCCGGGGCCCTAACCATAATTCCTTCTGCTCCATTAGAAGTTAAATTTGTATAAAGGTCCACTAGCTGTTCCATGGATTTAATTTTTATCTGTTCTGTAAACTGTAGGGGATATATATTCTTATTAGGATATTCTATTTGCTCCCAACACCTTTTTCGATCTAAAACTATATTTTGTAAATAAGCCATTCTTTTTTCAAACGGGCCTTCCTGACTTGGAACATCAAATACTTTGAATATTACAGGATTTCCGTTTTTACCAGACCAGATGTCGTCAATTTCTTTTAGTGAATAACTCGAGCCGGGTTTAATATTAGATAATTTTCCTGTAGATTGAAACATACCTCTTCCAATCCATATTTCTCCATCTAACGCAATTCCGGGTGGAAGAATATGTGTAAACCATGTCGGTACATAAGTATAAACTTTTGGATTTCCCAATCCAGATCCCCTAGATATTATTTTTTCACCATCCCATAGCGCTCTAATACCGTCCCATTTTTCAGATGCCCACCAGTTTATAGGCGGTTCGTTTATTCCAAGTTCTTTGGATAATTTGTCTGTTAATTTAATTATAGATCCCGTTTTTGGTTCGTATAAATTTTGCCCTGTCATAACTTTAAGATTTTTAACATAAATTTTATCATCTACTTTGGAAATATTTTGAATTTTTGGATATACTGCTTTGTATCCAGAAAAACAATCTGTATTTTCTTTATAATTTTTAAATTTAATGAAAGAGTCAAATCCAGAGCTCAATGCTAAATTAATTAAACATTTTTCAAGTTTATCTTTTTTAACAATCGATAGTAAATTATCTTCCATTTGAATTTTAAAAGAATTAAAAGAATTGAAACCAGACTGTAAAGATAATTTAATAAGACAATCTTTGAGCTTATTTTTTTTTACAACAGTATTCATCTTATTTAAAATATATAATTTAATTTTAAATAAGATAAAATATTACAATTTTATATAAAATTAAATTAAACTCGATTTGCTTACAAAAATTTCATTGTGTTTGTATTTTGTCATAAATTTGAAATTATTTTTAATTAGTATTTGTCTACATAGTTCTTCTTTTTCAGGTTCTACCCCTAATGTTTCAATTAATATTACATCGATTGGTATAGAAAAATCCCAAGACTTCAAAACTTCATATTCATGACCTTCTACATCTAATGATAACAAATCTATGTGTGTTAAATTTGTGCCTTTAACAATTTCGGTAAGCGATATTGGTTTAATTAAAATTTTATTTTGAGGCAAATAAGGATTACATTCGAAAAAATTTTCTAGAAGAAATTGAGGCAATGTATTTTCTACACCAGAAACTGCAGCATGAATATTTTCAAAATATCTAAATATTAACGGTTCTTCGTGGCAACTTACTAAACTATTAAACAAAAAATTATTTGGCCTGTTTAGTTGAAGTAATTTAAATTTTTCCGGATGTGGTTCAATTAATACTCCTTTCCAATTTAATGAATCTTCGAAAAATTTTGTATTTGAATATAAAATACCATCTAGTGCTCCTAGTTCAATATAAACACCGTTTTGTTTGTTTTTAAATATATTTTCATTTAGAAAAACATCTTCTTGACATTGAGAATAATACATTTAGTTTATAGATTTGATATTAATAACATTATTTGTAACGCAAGATTTAAGTATAATATAATTTATTAATGTATAAATAATCTTATCCATTTGTAAAAAAAAATTACATTATAATGTATTATATTTTTCAAAAGATTTAATAGTGTGTGGACACAGATTTCTAATAAGTTCCTTAATTGCGTCTGAGTACTGTCTTATTTCTGGTTGTGCATTGGCGGCTGAGCGCAATCTTATAAAATTAAGAAGGTTATGAAGATCTATACACCAATAAAATTCTGTATACATATTTAGAGGAAGACCTATGCGAGCCATTTCTTTCGATACACCCCTTTCGATTAATTCATTATACAAAGAATACTGTTTATTGGCAGTTTCAATGTATTTATCGAATAAATCAATCACAGCCTGATCTTTGATTTCATCTCCAGACATCTGTTTATTGAATTCTCCTTGGACACAAATCTTGTCTGGTACATAAAATTCGGGTTTCAAAACTGAATATCTCCCAGAAATTTCATTTACATTTGCTGTCCTATGTCTAATCCATTGTCTTTGAATAAATATAGGGCATTTTACGTGAAATTTTAATTTTACCATTTCAAAAGGACTTGTGTGTTTGTGTTTAACAAGAAAATCGATTAATTTTGAATCCTGTTCAACATTTTTAACACCCTGATCCAAAGATACGCGCGCAGCTTGAACGATAGCAAAATCACACATCAATGCTTCGCATTCTGGTGGTATAACTCTTGGCATACAATCTACAAGTTTAATAAATCCGGCGTTTCCTACATTAATTATTTTATCGTCTAGGTTTATTACGTTATTTTCCATTTACACAATTATATTTTATTTTTTTAAATTAAATTACTTAAAAAAATAAATTACACAAATACATAATAACATGAAATTTTTTATTACAATTCAAGCTCTGAACAGTCATTATTGGGTTAATCATCCTACATACGCTAAAGCAAAAAAGAATGAAGACTCCGGACTTGATATTCCGATGCAAACATCTATATTGATACCACCTGGTGTAAAATCTTTTAAAATTAACTTGGATTATAGAGGAAAACAAAGTCTTGGTTATATGCTAGTTCCACGCAGTTCACTCGCTAAGACTGGTATTAGACTTGCTAATAGCATCGGTATTGTAGATAAAAACTATAGAGGAGATGTATCCGTAATTATTGATAATGTTTCTGATAATGAAGTTTTGTTACAGGAAGGATGTTGTTATTTTCAAATTGTTAGTTTTTGCGGTAAGCTTCCTGGATATCAGATCGGAGAAGTTTCTACAGAAACTGAGCGAGGAATAGGCGGATTTGGTAGTACAGGAGCAAACTGATCGTTTAAACTTTCTAATGTAAATTTAGAAGCGTTCTGTTCTGATTCTTTTTTTGTTTTTCCGGTACCGGTTTTGTGCCGTATTCCATTTATAATAACTATAGATGTAAATGTTTTAGTATGGTGAGGCCCCGTTGTTGTAATTAATTCATATTCTGGGCTTATCTGAAATTGTTTTTGACACTGTCGCAAAAGTATATCCTTAAAATTGTTATCTTCTTCTATTATATCAAAATTTAAATATTTATTCATAGTTGTAATAATAAAAATTTCAGCGTATTTAAATCCAAGATCTAAAAAAATAGCACATATAAAAGCTTCAAATACATCTTCTATTATTCTATCGTTGTCTCTACCACCAATTGTTTCTACATTTTTACTTATTATTATGAATTCATTTAATTTAATTTTTTTTGCTAAATAAGACAACGTTTTTCCGTTAACTAATTTAGTTCTTATGCGTGTTAGGTGTCCCTCTTCTTCATTTTTGTATCTATTAAAAATAAAATTAGCTATAACTAGATTTAAAATCGAATCACCCAAAAATTCAAATCTTTCATAAGAATTATTAAGATTTTGACTAGATAAAAATCTTAATACACTTTTATGAATAAAAGCTTTCTGATAATATTCTAAATTAATAGGATTAAATCCTGTAATATCGAATACATCTTTAGAAGTAATACATTTATTAATTTCATTGAAAGTTTTGAACATTATTGACCGTTTCTTATTATATAATACACATAATATTTAAGTTAATTTAAATTTTACAATTACATTAACTTAAATTACATAGTATTGTATTTAGAACAATCTCCACCTCTCTGAGTTTCTTCTATATTAAATATTTTACATCTTATTATATTCTTGTAAGCATTTGTTCTATGTGTGTATACTTCTTCTATATGTTCTGAGAATATATCATCCTGGTTAAAAATTTCAAAAAAATTTTTAGAATGACTTCCAATTATTTCACATCTAGATCCGTTATTTTGAACTAAACAATCATAATTATAAAGATTGTAGCATGATAAAAAACTTTCAAATTCTGGAATGTAAAATCTTCCAGTAATTTTAATAATAAAGCCAGAGGTTTTTAATAAGTTTGAAACTTTATAGGCATAATTTATTGAAAATATTTCATGCCTCCCTTTACCATATCTACATGCGTGTAAATATTCAGCTTCTGGTATTTTTTTTTCATCAAAGCTTATAATTTCAAATCTAGATTTGAAATTTTCTTTTTCAATATTTAATTCTTCGAAGTTATATCCACTATTTTCTACTAAAACAATGTTTAAATCTGTCTCATATAACCATTTTTTAATAGATTTTAAATAAGCTTGTATTCTAGAATTCGGATCTACCTGATATAAATATGTTACGTCCTGGACATTAACAGTTGTCGTTAAAATTATTGTAGCAACGACGGACGTTAACATGAATAGGCAATTTATCTAATTTAGCTATATTTAAAATTTATTATATAAACGATTAATTCTTTTTTTTTTCTAGCACATCTAGACTTAATCTGTGCCCTTGTTAAACTTTGAATCAATTTAGGAGTTTTAGAATCTATTTTATTTTATTTAGATATTTATTTAAATTTTGAGGACTTAAATAAGCATCTCTACAAATTTTAGGTGTATTTCCAAGTTCCTGAGCTGTGTACTTAATCCCGGCTAAAACATTTGCCTTTCGTTCGTTTTCACTAGCTCCAATTTTTTTACCTTTCATAAAATCGTTGAAAATTTTATTGGCACAGTAGGTTCTAATGTCCTTACATGTTATATTCGTCTGAACTTTTTCTTTAAGAAAAGTATTTAAATCGGAGGAAGTAATTTTACTACAATTTTCGTCATAAAATAAACATTCTCCTTTAATTTTTAAAACTCTATTTAAAAAGTTTAAACTATTCGGATTTTTAATAGTTTTGTTGTGTAAAATTCCTTTTTTACCTATAAAAGTTAATTTTCCATTTTTATAATGTTTTTTAAGTAAAGTTGAAATTCCAAAAGTTCCGTTTTCTTTTTTATAAGATTCGTTTCCTACTCTAATATTTAGTTCTTCCATTAATTTTATTACATTAGCTATCACACAATCTCGCGAAAGATTGTTAGATCCAATATAATGCCTTAAAACTCTACAATATTTACTATAATCAAACGAATTCATTTTATTAAATTTATTTTTTTTATTTCTTTCTACAAAATCCTTATTATATATATACTGTTTTCTTTCTTTAGAATCATAACCTGTTGCCTGTATCTTAGATTTTGATAATTTATCTATTTTAACATTTTTCCAATTTGGAGGTATTCTTAAAGATTTAATTCTTTCTAAATCCTGATTATTTGCTCCTTTGTATATAAATCCATCCCTCGTTTTTTGCCGGGTAATATAACCAGTGATATTTGATACACCTGATATATTTGTGGTGCTTGTCATAATATATAATGTAATATAATATATAATCTATTAAGATAATTAAAGTATTTAATTTGGCGTATTAATAATTATTAAAATTTCCACCTATGCTCGCAATTATGACAGGTTACATATGTAGTCATAGGTTCATCGGCACTTCTTGTCTGTAGTTGATAATAATCAGTTTTCATAGACTTACATTTTCTACATTTGATCATCCCATCTGGTTTTTCCGAAGGATTTTTTATATTTTCTGGAACATACGCGTCTTTTACTGCTTTCCAAAATTCTGGATACATTCCCTCCTTTGTTATTCTACAAACGTCGTAGGGTAAAATTTCACCGTCGAGTATTCTTCTTTTAAAATCCATACTATTTGGCGTATAAGAAATATTTGCTAATATTCTTCTAGCTTCTTTGGAGTATAATTTTAAAAAATTAGAGTCAGACCACTTCAGATCGAATTTATTTTTTTTACAAATTTCGATAGTAGAATTGAAAATACCTTTTTCCATATTAATTACTATTATATCTTCTTCAGACACACAAAGAAATTTACACGCATTTTTAATAAAAACACCGCGTCTGTAAGACATTATCTATCTGTTAATAATTTAAATTTTTAATACATATTAATTTTAACAATTTAAATATTTATTTATATATAAAATGGAAAATAAAGACGATACCAATCGTAAAATGTATTATGTAATTACAATATCAATAACTCTAATATTATTTTTAGGTTTAATATTTTATTTATTTTTTTATAATAAAGGAGAGAATACGTTCGGTAATATTTCTTCATATTATCTACCTATATTTTCATTTGGTGATAACGAATTTCCTCCTCTCGAGTTTTGATAAATAATTATATTTATATATTGTAAATAATTATAATGGCAGATGAACGAGACAAAAATAATAATTTTGGATATTATTTTAAACTTAGTATTAAAATAATTATATTACTGGTATCTATTTATTATGTTTATAAATATAGATCTACAATTAGGAGGTACATTTCTATTTTAAATAGATGGCTTAGATTTTCGAGCCCTTTAAGAAACATTAATGCAAGATTTAGAAATTTTAGAGAACAAGGACTTAACGAACAGCGCCAGCCACTATTAGATGAGGCAGAACGTCAGTTTCAAGAAAATTTACAACCAGAGAATTTTCAAGACGACAATTTACAAAGGGGAATAGCTGCAGCAGCATCTGGTATTTATTTGAGAAATAATAATAGCACACAAGAAATAGACGATGGCTCGCAAAGAACGCTTCCAAGAAGAAGTGGTAGAATTCCTAACTGGACTGGTCCAATAAATGAACGAATTTATAGAGAGCGTAGATCAGAAACTTTAAGAGCCAACGAGGTAAATTTAGAGAGAAAAAGAGCTGATAGGGAAGCTGTAACAGCTAAGACTGGTGGTTACACTATATCATATTTAAAAAACTGGCTAACTGGCCAAGGGCTTGCTCAACCAACTGTTCAAAATTTACAGGGTTATTGGGATATAGTACTGGGAAGAACGGAACCGGTGAGTTTATATCAACCTAGACAACCGTCTTTTCTAGGAGAATCTTCTGGCGCGCCTCTACAAGATATAAATGCTTTAGATGACATGTATTTACAAAGAGGACCGAGCCCGTCAAGTATGATGTATCAGCAAATTCCCCCAAATTATCTAGATCAGCAATTTAAACCGGTTGATTTTGGGAGAAGTAAAAATAGAAGGCGTAATAATCGTAGGTAAAAAATTTAATACTACACTATAATAAATGGACTACTATAAAGATAAAAAAATAACTATTTAAATTTTTTTATCTTTAATTTTTATACATTTACACATTTACACATTTATACATTTATAGCTTCTTCAAATGAAATATAACGTCTATTGTATACGTCAGGTGGATGACCTCCTTTTGGACCAACATTATATTTTGGAGGTTTATATATATTAGATATATCTCCTAAATTTTTAAATTGTATGTTCTTATCTTTTAATAAATCTTTATGAATTAAAAAACAATTTACTCCCTTTTTTTCACAATATATTAACGAATAATTGTATTTTTTTGCTAATTTATCAAAAGATAATAACGATGCCCCAAAATAGTTTGTTCCATCCCAACATCCATTTTCGTCATAAATTACTATTTTATCTTCATCTACCGAATGTGTTGCGTTGTATTCGCAAATAATTATATCACATACATAATTCTTTAATATTTCTTTTAAACAATAAAAATCATTAAAATCAATATCTACAGATAGCAAATTGATATTTTGAGGAACATTATATTTTTTAAATAAGTCTACTACATTGTTTTTTGTTATAAATTCTTTTCGTAAATTAAAATTATTATTTTCATTATTTACGTCCATTTGTAATCCCTTCCAATTATATGATTCTCTTAATATTCTTGTATTACATTCAATACCGTTGGCAGCACCAAATTCAACATAAAATTTATTATCATTATTTCCGTTATAAATTAATTCAACAAGTTTCATAGTAATACCATCTTCCCCGTTTTGTGAAAAAATTCTTTTTTCAAATGGTTCTAAATCCAAATATAACATGGTCTTCAATATAATTTTGTATAATTATATAAATAAGTAAACGCAATAAATTTTCAAAAGTGTAATAATTTTATTAATATATTATTAATTAATAAATATGGAAGAAGATAAAAGAAATTCAAATAATACATTTACAATTGCAATCACAACTACAATTATTTTATTATTAATAATTTTAATTGGTTTTTTTATAGTAAGGTATTTTATATCGAGTTCTAATAATACAAATTTATTACCACGATTAACATTAGATTTATACGATGACCTTGACGCCTTTATGCAATACGATTATTAAAAATTAAATTTAAATCTAAAGATATTATTAAACATGGAAGATAAAAAAAAACCAATGAATCCTCTTTGGATTGTTGTTATTACAGTAATATGTGTATTATTTTTAGTTTTTTTAATAATGTACTTCGATTGGTTGAGAGATAAAGAACCATATATGCCGTTAAGACCTATATTTTAATCCGATTACGCTTTAAACAGCCTACTGGATTAATTACACAAAGAATTTAATCGAGTTTATATAACGTTTATTAACTTAAAAAGAATTTACATTTAAATTTAAATAGTTTAATGATTAAGCGACTGTTTATAAACGAAGCTTATAATCAAGCATTGAAGTCTGATATGAACTTTAATCACGGTGCGGTAATAATATATCGTGGAAAAATAGTTGGAAAGGGATTTAATACTTATATTAATTCTAATTATAATTGTAAACTAAAAATTTCATTGCATGCAGAAGTGAGTGCTATCAATGACGCTCTCAAAAAATTGCATATCGATGATCTTAAAAAGTGTGAATTAATTATAATTAGAGTTAACAGTTCTGGAAAATGCGTAAATTCCAAACCCTGTTGTAATTGTCAGGATTTTATTAACAGGTTTCCTATCAGGAAAGTTTATTATTCTTCTTAATTTCTTTTTATTCCCATTCTGTATACGGAATACCTAACGAAGCGTCTCCTACAATGTAATTAGGTTTAAAACTATTAACATTGGGTTGTATTCTATTTCGTCTTCTAAATAAATTATTAAAATTCTGATTAAAGTATAAATCTTTAAAACTTGAATTTCCTGGTCGAGTATAATTTGGATTCGCTGGGTATTTGCTTCTTCTTGGGTATATATTTTTTGAATTAATTATCGTCTGGATAAATAAATATAACACAATAAAGACGATTAAATAAATTACTATTAAATGCGTTAAGAACAATGTATAACCTATATTACTGTAATTTCTAATTTTGTCTTGTGAAAAAACGCTAAAATAATAAATAATCATAATTACGGAACTAATAACAAATGCGATTAAAGATAATAACGGATTCATTTTAATAAATACATTATATTATATTTTATTTTTTTTTGTAAATTCACATTTGTGTTAATTGTAATATAGACAACATGTAATAAATTATATTAGTAACTAATGACGTTGAAGTATTGAAAGGCGAACCTATAGACATTTCACTAATTTCTATAAAAAGCCACATATAAAGTATAATTAAATGAGAAATGAAAATAAAGTACAACGTGTTGCTATAATTCTTAATTTTTTCTGTCGAAAAGAAAGCGTAATAATAGATTATAACAGCTATTGCTGGTATTATTAGTGGATAAAACAGGTTACTCATTATTAATTAATAAATAAAATAAATTTAATCGAATGGATTATAGCTTTTTTGTACATTAGACGGCATCCATGTTTTTGGATATTCAGTTGGAGCATATAAAGGTTCTACAGTGTAAGCTGGATTAATTTGTGCTCTCTTAGGTCTTAAATAATTGTAGGTTCTACCGCTATAATCGTAAATTTTATTACTAGCGTCTACTCCGCCTCTTATTGATCTGTTTATGAAATTTGGTCCAAAAGTTTTGTTTACTAGAGACTGCCCCCTAGACATTATCGATTCTCTATTATTAGATAAAAAATTGAATAAATTATAAAATACTAATGTCATAAAAATGACTATATAAATAAAATAAAATTTTCCGTATACATAACTAAAATAATCTCCAAAATTTTCTAATTTATTTTCATCGTCATCCGAATTTAAGTAATATGCTAAAAAAATAGATAAAATTAATGCCAGAACTATAAAAATAGCATTTTTGATGCTAATATTTATTTTACCAAAACTTAAGTACATTTATGGTAAAATAAATATTTTAATTTAATTTCAATTGTGTTTAGGTTTTATTTATTTTTAGTGTGTTATGTATTTAATCTATTTTGTATATATCAAATTCACTCAGTATGTTCTACTTCTTCTTCAACATCCGAATCTACGATAGAATATCCAGATAGTTTGTTAGTTTTGAACACCTTAGCCTGAAGAAGCTTATAGCCGACACCGAATTGGGTTTTGCCTACAAACCAAACTCCAGTAGGTTGGATAAGACACACCATTTCACTGCCGCGCGGAATCGCACTTAGATCTACATTGCCTTCTTCGTCGACGATCTTTATTTCGGTCTTGTTTTCATCGTAAATAACGAATTGTGGCTTTCCAGTCCTAATGTCCAATGGAAGCTTCACCTTGAGAGTTGGATCCCACTTCTTGTCCTTTGGGAATTTCTCAGATGACTTATAAAATTCGTTAACAAGCTCTGCGCTCAACTTTTTTCCAAACCACTTATCAGTATTCATTGCAGTATTCTTAGCACACTCGTCGATAGCCCGAACACTATTCCTAAATGCGACCAAAGGAACATTTTGAGAAGCTTCTTCGCCCATAGAAAGTGAAACGTGGTACTTGACTGGCTCACCGTTGACCGGCTTAGATTGATCTACACCAAAAGGAACCCGCATGCGAGCAGTTTGGAGTACAAAAGGTCCGTTTCGTTCAGCGTCCCCCGGTTGATAATTAATTAGTACACTTTGTCCTCCAAGTTTGTTTGGCTTGGGTGGAAGAAAATTGATGCGAGAGTTCTCAAATTCACCGGGGAGGATCTGCGTGAATGACATTCTGTATACTTATAATATATAATCACTCAAATCTTTAAGTTAGTTTAAAAAACGAAATTTATTTAATAGTTATAACTGAACTTGAAACTATGTATAGCATAATTGCTATAATTACTCTTATAATAATCCTGATCGAGTTTTACCACGCATTTAAAAGTTCAAAAACGAAATTTAAAACTAAATTTACACCTGATAAAATTTTGGATAATCAAGATTTTATTCAGGTAAAATATAACGAATATTTTGTTAAAGGAGATAAAATTATAAATCACTCAGCTGGATTTGTTTATTTGAAAGAAAATTTCAATTTTTTTATAAAAGAAACTGATAAATTGTACTTGGCTAAAAAAAATAAAATTTATAAAATTAATAAAGAATTTTCAGTAGAAATTTTAGATGTTAACGGTAAAAATACAGTTTATTATTATACTAAATTATAATAGATCGCAATAATCCTTCTTAAAATTGAAATCACATATAATTATAATGTATAAAATACTAAAACACATTATTAAGCAATAACATGATAAAAATATTTTGATTCTAGCCAGATTTACATAATATATTACGAAATTAGTATTTTCTGTAATTGGATTTCTACAAATTAAACATGTTTTATTAGTTTCCTTCCATTTATTGTAGCATTTGTTGTGAATCACATATTCTCCGCAGCAATCGAATGTTATAACGTCTTTACATTGTTCTAAACAAATTAAACATTCTGATAAATTATTAATCATTTTACTATATTATAATTGTATTATAATTGTATTCTTAATATTGTTAAAAATAAAACATATTAAGAATATTAAGAATACAATTATATTATAGTAAATGTCTATTCTTGAAAATGACTACGACATAAATACCAATGCCGACGACAAAACCGACTCATATGCTCTATTTGACGAATATACAATCAAGGAAATAGAGCATGATACAAGATTGAGTATAATTTCTAGTTTTAAACAGGTGATTTCGAAAGAACCTGAATTTTATGCTATATTTTCGCTATCTTCATTTGTTATACTATCTGTTTTTAAAGAATCTAACAATGTAAAATTTACAAATGATGTCCTAACTAACGAACAGTTGGATATATTTAAATCTACTTATTTTGAAATTTATAATTTATACCCAGAAGATATTTACTTACATAAAATTGGATCTAATCTTTTAAAAAAGATGTATGTTTAGCCGATGTTTCTTTTAAGTAGAGGATTTTCATTGTAAAATTGTTTTACACCCTGTGAAATTTTAATTATAGATATAGTGCTAGCACCGGATTTTTCAGATAGATATTGTAATGTAATAGTTTTATCTTTTAATTCTTTGGATAAAAAATCTATAATTCCACAAATTTCCTTATCAGACGGTGGGTTACTTAATGTTGATTTTAAATCTCGTAAAACAAGCTTTAATTTATCTTCTATTATTTTAGGTAATACCATATTATTTCCTAATTTTTGATTTGGTATGTATTTTAAAAAGGCGCTATTTTTGAAAATTTCATCGAGGATATATTTAAAAGAATATATAGTACCCGTTGTTAAGTCGAATAGTTTCGCCAGGATTGGAATATTTATATTTAATTTATAATAGGAAAATATGTAAAAAATACACCAGACCATCACTGATTTTTTTTCCATACCATGCATATCTGATTTGTTATTAATTACATTGTACCACATTGTTAATATTATTTTTCTTGCGTCTTCAAATGCTTTAGTTAATTCAGGTGCGTTATACCTAGATTCGAGCGAATCTAGGTATTTATTTATTAAATTTAAATTTTCAAAAAATTTACGTTCTTCGGGATCAGAATTTAACCATGTGTTAATTTTTGAAAGATCTACGTTATATTGTTTTCCGTCTTTCATAATTTTAACAAAAACTTCCCCGGGTGGTATAATTATACCACGGTTAAAATTTAAATCTACATTAAAAGTTTTAAATGGGTTAATACCTGTTGTAGGCTCTACCGCTCCGCATTCTTGACACGATTTTTCAAAATTATTAATTACAAAATTACTAGATTTACACAGTTTACATAATGTACTAGAATGTTCTGATTTTTTATCTATTATTTCTGAATCCTCTTTTATATAACCATGAAATCTTATACAATCTATTAAAAATTTAGAAATTAGAGTTTTATTACCTCTAAATTTTTCATTTAATTTTTGAGCTAATAATAATCCAGTTAGATCTTTTGACATTTATAAATATCAATTTATTTTTTTTAAAATAAATACTTATTATATAAAATACAAATATATAAAATGTATAATTGTAGTGTAATTGTCAATACTTTTATAATTACAGCAATATGGGACGTGATTTTACGTAAACTTAGTGAAAATTATTATATATTACCAGATTTTATTAAAAATAAATTTATTTTTATCGAGTATTTAATACCATATTTCGAAAAATTAAATTTACTTGATGCGGCATTAATAGCTGGATTTGTTGGAGCAGTAACACAATACTTAATATTAAAATTAGTAAAATTACCAAAGAACTTTAGTAATTCTTTGTATTTTTTGATAATAAGTTTTATAATAAGTGCTTTATTCGGCTTTGTAATGAAATTTAGCAAACTTTTTCCAGATTTAGATGCGACGTATTACAAAAATTTAGGACACATAAATGGTATGTATCACGACGGTATATCTGGGTTAATTGTACAAATTACGCTATTATTTCTTAATAAATTTATATAGTATTATTAAATGTCTGATAAAGATTATTATTCAGATTTAGAGTCTGAATTAGA